GCCTACCAGCATGCTGCAATCGCCCCGTTGCCTTGTCTGAATTTGTAACCTTGATTCTCATCATTTAACTTTATTTGAATTGGATGGTTTCAAAAAATGCGATTGCAGCAGGAAAACCAAGTCTCAAAAACAAATTTGCTTCGCAAATGTGGGCTACTCGCCCACACCTCGGCAGCATTTTTAAAAAACTGCTGCACCGAAAAACTTTTTAGTTGCCTGCGGCTCATTCCCAGCAACCAATCTCAAATATCAGAAAGGAGTGTGTTTCTATGGCGTTGACCATTACGCTTTCTAATACCAGTGGGGCTTCTTATATATTTTCAAAAATCTTGCAATTTCAGCTGAAAAAAGAGGTTTACACCCCTTATACCACATTTTCCGCACAATTTCAGACAGATGGTTTGAAAAAGTTCGGAACGATTTGCAAAGTTATCGTACAGAACGGCAGTCAAGTCGTTCATGAAGGAACGGTTGAAACCCTCACGGTACAAACAAATGCATCTGTTACAACGATTTCGTTATTATCCTACGGATTTACCAAACTGCTCTTACACAGCGAACTTGCACCCGGACTTTATCCGAACCTCTCTATCAACAGTCTATTGTCCGGCTATTATCAATTTCCACCGGAAATTACATGGGAATCCAACAGCGATTCCACCAACTACGTCTATTTCAAAGAGCATATTCCTGTCTGGGATGGCGTTGTGACGCTATGCTATAAGCTACTGGAACGGTATCCGTATATTCGAACTGCCAACCAAGTTTGTTTACACCTACCGGAAAAGGCAAAAAGCCTGCACATTCAGACTGGACAGACGCTTTCTTATGGAACAAAACGACGATACAGCCGCCTGATTAGCCATTTCCACATGCAGGATGTCGATGGAAATTATGATAAATTCTCTCTGACCAATCCGCAAGCGGTTGCAGTTTATCAGCTGCGGCACAAACAAATTGCATTCGACCGCTCCTATTTGTACAATCCACAAAAAGCGTTGGAATTTCGCTCGGCAACTTCTCAAAATGGCTGGATGCAGCAATTTTTCACGCTGGCTGGTTGGATTTCCTGCGACTTGAATGACTG